CTTCTACCTGGATGTAAAATGAAAATGAAACATCTTCAGGCCCGGATATTTCGGAGAAGTTCTTTTTGTATGTCAAGTAAATATGATTCGTGTACCAGGTGAAAGGGTTGTGAGTTGCTACCTGGGGGTTTGGAAACTCTTCAACGAATCGCTTTCTCTCGTCAATATCGATGGTGTCAAACTTCTGACCTGTGGCGTCCAGGCGCTTGTATAAGCAAGCGTTATCGCCTGCAAGCATACCCAGGCCGGTTACAGTTGAAGCCGCCCTTATTCCCTGGGTAAATCCCCAGGGCATAGAAGTGGGTACAATAGGAAAAGGTGTGACATAAATCTCCCTGGAAACAGTTGTATTATCCGGGGTGTCTGTGCCCTGGATGGCTAAGTTATCATCAAAGCCCTGGATAGCCAGGACCTTGAACGACTTCCCTTCAGGGAGGTTTATTCTCTTCTGTACTAGCCCTGAACATGCTTGACCTGGTAAATCCGGGTTCAAGGTGCCCGTCAATGTCTCCCGGATGGTTAGAACAGGCATTACTTACGCCCCCTCTTGAATGCTTTAGACATAGCCTTGAGGTTGAGTTGCCCCTTCTTTTTTCCTGATTTGTACTTAATGTGGTTCTTCTTTTGCTTGAGATAACGTTGCCAGGCGTTTAATTTGCGCTTAGGGGCCATTGTAGCCCCTTTGACGGCTCCAACTACCTGTTGAGCCTCTACAAAGTCCGTAGGCTTCACAGGAGTAATTAATTCGCCTTCTTTGATGTATATTTGGAAAGTAGGCTCTTTGCCCTGGAGAACCATGGAATACTGATAGGCCGGTATAGCAATCATATCAACAGGAGTAATGCGTTCTCCATCAGCCAGGATAAAACCGATAAGTCCTCCGGCAACAGCCCCAATAGGACTGCCGCCTGTAACAGCAGCGCCAATAATAGCACCTTCAGCAGCACTAACATACGGGTTGTCGATAACATCGACCGCTTTCTCAGCAAGGACAGCGCCAGCGCCAAGTTTGGCCTTTCCTCCGGCTTCCTCGATTGCCTTCCTGACACCTTTCCTAACCACCTTTCCTTTAACCATAGAATCACCAATGATCTTCAAGCTTTGACATTTTATGTTATCATAGATTTGCGAAAATCACAAATCTTGAGCCTGGGCCAGCATTTCGTTCATTCTATCTTTGGTAACTTTGACCGGTTCAGCAATCAGCAAAATGTCAAGTTCTAATGTGTCACCATCGTTGCGCAACCAATTGTCTGCTGCAACGCCTACGAGCAAATCAGAGACGACTGTATATCCTTCAGGATGAAGGTCCTCCGGGCCAAACCATTTGTCGGTTACAATGTAAGAAGTTCCCAGGGCAGGGGTCTCTGTTCCGCCTGGAGACGTTGTGGAAGAATATTCTTTGATGCACAGCACATCAGGAGATGCTATTCCAACATCTTTTGCGTTTTCGTATGCCCTGGTTGTCATGTACATTTTGAGGGCCGCAGTGTGGCCGTTAGTGTCGGACTTTAGGTCTGCAACGGGGTCCCAAACACCTGTGTTTGGTAGAGCCGTTGAGCCCTGGTCTCTAACATGGAAGTACACTGCTTTCACAGCCAATCCTTTGTTTTCAGTGACGGAGATGTAACTAGACAAATCTATTCTCCCGTACACTGTTGTTCTCATTCCGGCTCCGCTAGGGTCGCCGTTTGGAGTTAAGTCGAACTCCATTCTATCTCTCAAAATTACATCACCGCTATTTCTCGTCATGTAGTTTACTTTTGATACTACTAACTCTATTAACTACACTATCACCATAACTTGAACAGGTGCGCTTCGCCAAGGGCTCTAACTGCCTTGCAGTTGCCCTTCAACCCAGCGTCTAAATATTGGCAGCGACCCCCCCCAGCCAGGAGGGGCGCAGACCCATGCCAAAAAAACAGGAAATTAAGGTATATCTACCGACTATTTTGGTCGGTGAATTAGAAGGACGTAGAAGAATGGGAACCAGGAGTTTGTTCATTCAGCAAGCAATTACGGATAAGTTGAGAAAGATGGACAGCGCAAGCCTCCAGGACTTCAACCCCGTAGCAATGCTTTGTTTTTGTCGGGATTTGTATTCATCCGACCCACTAGTTCATGATGTCCTTCAGGCTGTAATTAACCAGGTGATAAAAAAATGACTTTGTATCTAATTTGCGACCAATGTTGCACATCAAAACCTGAATCTCAATGTAGTTATTACATGGATGATGAAGGCCTTTGTGCAGTCATTTGCTTTACATGCCAACCTGGTAATTAGGGTCAAGCATTATCGGAACTAAATGTTCCCTAGTTGTGTACCGGGTATAGAGTCCATTGTACTCATCATAATCAACATCCGTTAATTCCTGGTATCGAACCATTGTCATGTAACCAATGACGGCATAATTTCCTGAACTCCTATCGTAAATTGTAGTCGGCGCTCTTATTTTTTTTCTACCTGTACGGGCTCTAGTAGGCCGTAATATTTCGGCTCTTCTGAATGCTGGAGGGGGAAATAATGCGTCTAACTGTTCTTCCAGGGCATCATATGGTATCTTGGCCCTGGGCATAGAATCACCATAGATCTTCAAGCTTTGACATTTTATGTTATCATAGACCGTCCTGCAGCGCCAGGGAGCAATGGACTTTATGTTACAATAGAAGCAGGGTTCCCTGCACTATCATACATCACAGTGTTACCATTTCCACTGTATTTTGCTGGTGGAGGATAAGGTCGTATAGGACCGGACGTAACCCCGGCAACGTCCATCAACGTTATCCAATCAGGAATGCCTGTTGTAGTGTCACCGAAGGCTGCATCATAGTCTACCATAGTAGTTGCTTCCTTGAATCTAACACGGAACCCCGTAATAGGGTCCATCTCTTGATATGACCTAGATGCCAGCCGGTTGAAATATCTCAAAGCATTGGCTGAAGTTACCATAATTTCCGGCCTAATACCTCCAAACGTCCAGGAAGGCATTGAGCGCCCGGCTGCACTAGAAGCAGGGTCAATAGAATTGAGAGTACTTTGTAGACTTCTGCATTGTGCTTCTAGTTTTTCCTTGTAGCATCCAATAGCAGAAGTTAGGTTTGAAACATTCTTGACTTCTACCTGGATGTAAAATGAAAATGAAACATCTTCAGGCCCGGATATTTCGGAGAAGTTCTTTTTGTATGTCAAGTAAATATGATTCGTGTACCAGGTGAAA